TCCTGCGTAACCATGGTACTTACCATGCGAGCCATTGGATTGAGATTAAACTGAGTCATCAGTTACCCCTTTAGTAACCCCACTCATGGGGTTGTTTGTGTATAGTAATTTCCAAAGGAACCAAGTCCCGTACCTATGCCGCCAAGGATAGCGTTTGTTGTTGTAGTCTGTCCTTGGATTGCCCCAGCCTGTGCTTGGATACCATACGGTGTCCAAGTGGGAGCATTAGGGAACGACAGGGGGGCTGGAGGTTGAACGTGAGCGATAGGCGGAGGCGTGGCTGCGTTGATGATCGAATTGGCCTGAGCCTCAGCGGCTTGGGCTTCTCGTCCCGCCTGCTGTGCTTGCCATTTCATTTGCTCGATAGCCGCAGCATCTGCGACATACATGGCTCTTGCTGCCTCAGCCCTAGCATCATCATGGGAACGACCTTCGACACCGCTGCTGGCTCTACGTACATCTTCTGTACTCTGAGCCTTTGCATATCCCTGCCACATATTCTGCATGGAATGCATTGTTGCTTCTTGGAACTGAAGGATTCCTGTCTGCAAAGCCTCCAGTTTATTTCCATAGTCTGCCGCAGCAGCCTCACCCGTCTGTTTATATCTGTCGATATAGTATTCTACAACTTCTTGACGATCTTGTGTCTGCTGGAGGTACCAGTTTGCGTTGTATTGATCTACTTCATTCAGATAACCAACCTGCTGATTATACTGTTCCACAGCACCAGCGTAACCTGCGTAGGCTGCGGCTTGTGCATTAGCGGCCTGAGCGGCTCCAGCCTGTTGGCCCATATACATTTGGGCTGCACCCATTCCTAGTCCACCGACTAGCATAGTTGCGGGGGTACACATATTATATCCTCACGAATTCATAGAAAGGGAGTTTGTCAGGCCCATACTCAGGCATCTCTTTCAAAAAGACAAACCCAAGCCACTTCAGCCAACGTATATGTAATTCATTACGTTTATCAATTACATTGTATATTAAATCATAGTCTTCACTAACCTTCTTAAGCCAACGTCTAGACTCCCGAAGGAACTGGTATCGGACATCCCATATACCTTCAGTTCCCAGAAGCCAAACACCTCCAATTTTAGGATCACCGAAATGAACCGGTATTGACCCGAACATACCGACAGGAATATCGGGATCTTTAATGATAGTCATCGGAGGGTTAGAGTTGACAAACCCTAGGTACATGGCTTCTAAGGGAGAAGTGTGATTTGCCGCCCATACTTCAGCGACATCTTCCGGACGCATATTGTCCGCAATGATTTCACAGTCCTCAACTTCTGAAGGTCTAATATGACCGGATGCCATTACCGAATCCTTCTACTACGACTAGTGTAGTTAGCCTCAAACTCTGTTGATTCGATGTGACAGGGTAGGGGCGTATCATTAGTTACTTTGATTGTAACCGAAGAACTCTCAGAAAAGACAGGGAATTTAAAATACCCATCGAGTAGTTCTAGGGTGCCTAGGGTACAACCTTCGTCGCCCAAGATTTTTCCAGTAAACGGGAAGGACTCGCTATCCCTACCAGTATTGGTAACTTCTACATTAAAGTTAGAAGTATCGGAGTAAACTAGGGTAGCGTATCTAATCTGGTGACGGCCTTGGGCACTGGCTTGGGGTGCGTTCTGGGCGTTGGTTGGTTTAAACAATGGTTTAGTAAAGGTGTATTCCATTGTATATGCTTCGCCTACCCAGAAGGAAGCGGAGGACCAGTCCCCCTTGAGAACCAAGGTTGTCCCTCCGGCTACCTGAGACACCACGGGAATTGAAGCCCCATCCGTAGTTATAGCCTGCATATCCACACCGGCTGGAATCTTATAGGGCAGTGTCATGGTAGTATTGCCCGTAGCCCCACTATACGTTTTACTCGTACATTGACTGTGGGTCAGCCTACGATCCAATGTAGTCGTATACGTAGATCCAGCATCCACCAAACCAGATTGTAGATCCATACTGGCTAGGTGTAGACTGGCGGTACCTCCATCTTGAGCGGGCTGCTCGAAGACTAAATATAGAGTATTATCTACAAACTCTACATCATGGATAATTATACTGCCACCCAGACTCCAAGTGCCCCAAGCGGATTGCATCCTTTCTCGGCCTTCACCGTAGTAATACAGTACATACATCTTATTTCGGCTTGCTGAGTCATCAGTGAGACACACTGCAATGTTATCGTTTTCTGCTGTTGTAATCTGAGTAATATTACCCGGAATATACGCAGGGATATGAGCCGTCAGATCATTAGCGGCATAGGAATCTGTGGTGTCCCCCGTCATATACCACTCTCGAAGGCCGCTAAATGCTCCACGTTTGAACGGGAAGAAGATAGAATTACCTGAGGCAATAGGTTTACATTCTTTAAGTGACTCATAGAGAGACACTGGAGCGAGGTTAATTAGATCTGGAGCCAGTACCGGATCACCCCAACAAACAAATTGAGTTTGATCGGACATCATTAGCAGGCGATTGCCGTACCCAATGACATTCCTAAGAATGGAAACCTTTTCGTTTGTTGTGGCTACGTCGATAATATCTGAATCTTTAAGTGTGACCATGGATGTTCGGTAGAAATTAAAGATATCTCCTGCTTCCGACATAATAATATTTTCATCAGACAGCATAACCAGTCTATTATTGTAAAAAGTCATGCCGTTAATTGGCTGTCCCACAAACGAAGGATCTGGGTTTGAATCATCATCCCCCACAGCCCGTCGTTTCCATCCATACTTGTTATAGGCATCTTCGGCGATTGCTGTTGGGACCACACCTGAGTCAAGAGCAGGGGTTTTTCCGTTTGCACTTTTAATCAGGAATGAACCGTCTTCTTGGCGGATCATAATTAGAGGCATGCCGTATTCATCCCACAGACCCTGAGAAGCCCCTAGCCCATTAGATTCTTTCCAACGGCCTTTATGTATACGATTAGGCTGAGAACCTACAAACGAGGTCCCATATACGTTCTCAGCCGGAAAACCGTATGGATTATTAATGTATTCATCTTCAGGATACAGGACAGGTGGAGTCTCTACTTTATTGGTTAAGAGTTCGTTACCGATAAACTCAACCCAGTAATCATCAACATTTGACTCCGGATTTGCTGTAACTTTTACTCTATGACCTCCTCGATATCGCTCCCAATCGTTAGGATCTATACCCCCTTCTTCGATTGAGTTTGTATGTAGGCGTTCGTGAGTTATATCCGCCGGATCATCTGCTTTATGCACCCACCCGACTCCATTCTCGCCCAAATCTGAAAATTTAGTTACCGAATTCTGGTAAACAACCATACCACCATCAACCCCACATGAGACACTAACCTCAAAGTCAAGCCAGACGGCATCCTCATCATCAAAAGTTTGCCAAGGATCTGAGGTTTTATTAACCCGATGAATAAAGATATCTGAACCTACTTGTGTTGCCAGTATCCACATAGGCACAGGCTCGTCCGCTATATCACCCTCACCCTGACCTTGACCACCAACATGTTCAGTCTCAAATAACACTAAATTTGCGTTAGAGTCAGGATACCCTAAACTGCCTGTCTCGGCTCTTGTAATGGTTCCGAGATATGAATCACGATTAATTCCCGTTTCATTGAAATCTTGTCCTTCGCCAATGCTCGGTTTAGCCAGCACCAAGTGCTTTGCAATATGAGAGGTGCTCAGCGTGTTGCTGAGTGTGCTGCTCTGCCATGGGGGCAACGTGGCGTGAACTGTCAACTGCTGCATAGTGTCATCTATACCGTCTGCACCCGCGAGAGGCTCCAGTCCGGTGCCTTCGTTGGCAGCGTCATACTCTGTAAACTGATCGACAAACGCTGCCTTACCTGTTCTTTTAGATTTGCTTCCCGACCAATCATTTTTCCCCTGACTATTTAAGGCCTTACTCTTAATCGTGATTGAATATTCAGTATCAGGTACTGCTTTTAAGATCCGTACAACAGCATAATGGTCGGGGTGTAAACCGGGTCCAGAAATGGGGTGATACGTGGGATTGGGACTGGTAGTAATTTTATGGAAATGACTGGCTGGACTTGGTTTTTTGTTCAACAACAAGGTAACATCAGCAACAGTAAGGAACTCGATGTCAGGCTCCCCAGAACCCGGAGATACTACTGTTGAGGGGGCACCCTCAGGTTGACCATATGCATCCTCTCCAGCCCCCAACGTAAGGGGGCTGAGGTAACCGTGAAGCAGATATCGGTACATATCGTCTGAACTGGAGTCCCAATAGACTGGTACTGGTGTGCCATCATCGGTGTTTACTCTGACTACTGAACGGTATTTATTATCATCAAAAGTAAAGGCTGAAGCAGTACCTTTGTTATACTCATACCCGGTTTCTTGGGTTACGGAAACAACGTATCTCTCATCTACATCACGGTTAATTGTATGTACGTGGGTTTTGTATCCCCCAGAATTGGTGGGAACAATATCACCACTACCATATGTGGTGGTATCCTTAAGTTGAGCGAGGTATTTCGTCGGAGGACGTTTGCCCAGCCCCTCGGAAACTGAGGGTACAGCGTTGATCTGCTCCTCAGATTGATTGGGGTACCTGAGAGAGTCAGGCTGTTGAGAAACCCCGCCTACCATATTTGGAAGTGATGTAGTAATAAGAGCCATTATCGAGTAATCCTATTTGCAACAGAGCCACGGTCGATAGTTCGGTAAACATCATAATGACCGAAGATAGAATGGTTCGCAGTCTCGCCTTCAAACTCCCTCAAGAGAGCCATAGCGTTAAACTCGTCTTGCATTGTGAAGGAGTGGTGGTCGCCCGAACCAACCATACGGGATTGGAAAATTCGTGCCCCACGTGTTGCGATAAGTCTACGGGCTGGCTCGGGGAGTTCAGTCCATTCCAACATGTAGACCACTAATGCTTTGAGGCTTGCACCTGTAAAGGCATAAGTCTGACCCTTACGGTCATATAGGTAATCGCCTCGATGTACAATATCATAAGACCCAGTATGCTGGGCCTCTAGATCTACACGAAGCGCATTATCACCGGGAGCGATTCGATCCGCATCTGCGGAATCAGGGATCAGCACTACATCTCTAACCGTATTGAAGTGCCAGCCCATACTTTGGATTTCTCTGGAGGCCTCGGTCAAAATAGTTTTAGCCATAGCCGCATCTGCGGGAAGCGTCCCACTATCCAAGGAAGTAATAGGAGGTTCCCCTACAGCAGAGAGGATGATGTTAACTGCATCCAATTCAGTTGTTTTAGAAGCCATTGGAAATCCTTTAAAAAAAGGAGGCAGCCCTCCGAAGAGGGCCACCCCCGGTTCACAGGGAGACTAGACCTGTAAGTTACACGATGATGCGGTAGCAGCACTCTTCGCGGAGAACGCCATGACCCATGGCATATTTGGCCACAAGGAGGTCGCCCTGCCGTTCAACAGAGTAGTCAGTTTCGACACCAAGGTCCATCAACTTAACGGTACCAACGCCTTCACTCTGGAAGACAATAGCCTTGGTATTCGCGTAGTTAACTCCCGAGTAGCCGGAACCAGCAGCATAACCTGCACCAGTACCAGCCAGATCGTTCATTACCGAAGCACTTCCCAGAGTTGCATCAGGAGTGCCAGTCGATGATTCATCAGCGGTAGGAATGTGATTAGACTTCATAACCTTGATGCCTGCGACGGAAATCATTTCACCGGGGAATGCGATGGAAGGATTGGTGTCGTTACCGTAGTCACGGTTGATGGCATCTGTGTTCTGGCTAATGATCTTGTAATACTGCTCAGGCGGCATCAGACAATAGCGGTCGGTATTCGGCACGTTCTTTTCGTCCATCTTCTGGGCGACATGGAACAGTGCGTTAATGAGTTCCGTACCTTCGTCTTCACCGGCATCACCCATGTCATGGACTTCACCCAGATACTTGTCGGAAGTAGCACGGGCAGTCCCGAAGCGATCCGTATCAGTGAGGGAAGCACCAATGACAGTGCGGATAAGTGCCTTGTCTGCTGAGTAGGCCAGAGCACGTCCGATTTCGGTGGAATAGATCGACCGGACATCGTAGTGGTTCTTGGCTTCGTCAATATTGGCAATGAAGACCGAGGACACCAGCATGTCATCAATGTAGATAACACGCTCGGCAGCCGCAGGCTTACTCAGGTACTTGCTTGAGTCGGCAACACCGTCCGAACCAGCGTCAACACCGTCCGTAAGAATGCTCTCACCCGGCGTGTGATAGTGTGCCGAAGCAACGCCACTGGTCGGGAACTGCGCACTCTTACCACTTGAGATCGTGCGAACACGAGTAAGCGGAAGCATCTGATTCATTTCCTCGAAGGTGGTGATAACTTCACCAGCGAATACCTTCAAAAAAAGTTCATTAGTCTTTCCGCTAGGAAATGCATTATCTGAGGCAGCATCGTCACCCATGCGGGCCGGATCTGCTCCATAATAAAGGGCCATGATTAGGCCTCCTTAAACAAAAGAAAACAAAATTAAAATACTATCCTTGGGTTTTCTTTCGTAGGTTATCCTACCGCAGTAGGGCCGACTTCTGAGTTACCTTGGATTAAACTTTAGAAGCAGTCACAGCATTTATCGCAGCCTCGGCCGCTTGCTTTCCTGCATTCATTCCTGCGTTGAAGGATTTCTCCTTCTCCTTCGCTTCCTTCTTGACTGCCCCCGGTTTATTGAGGAACAAGCCAGTTAGAAGGGATAGACCACTGATAAGGGCCGCACCACCCGGCAGAGCGGATAGTGGGCCTTGTGCTGATTCTGCTCCGACGTTTACCGCCGACGATAGGGCACCCCAAACAAAGTTGGACCTATCGATATTGTCTTGAAATTGTTCGGTGTTACTTTCCACAAAGTGAACCCATGAGTCCCATGTATACGTGGACTCGTTAAGAGTAACTTGGGAGGGGGCAGCAAGTGACTGCTGTACACCTGAGGGGACTCGCACTTGAACAAGGTCGCCGAGAGAGCAACCAGAAGCAAACACCATAGCCACCGACAGTACAAGAGTCACGCCTCCTACCAGAAATGCGGTTTTATTAACACGGAACCAAGACATCACTTTCTCCCTGATTAGATTACGTTGGATGCGTTCAACCGCTGCTGAATCTGATTACGATACGCTGGATCTTTCTTATATCGTGGGTCTTTCATTGCAGCAGTAACTTCAGCAATCGATTGGAAACCACCAGTACCTGTCGAGGGAGTATCACCCTGAATCAAAGTACCTTTTGTGGCGTTATATCGAGACCATACGCCCCGAACAGCCATTCGGATAGCATTCTCATCCTGAGACATGATGGTGTTATCGAAGGCTTTTTGTTCTTCAATCGGCAATGTAGATGTGGCCCATTGAATCATGGCTTTATAGTTATCTTCTCCCCCTACCTCACCCATGATACTAGTTTGGAAATTATCTTGTAGGGCCTTCTGTCCCTCAATGTAAGCCTCGGCTACACTACGGGGAATCCCGTATTCTTCTTCAATATTCTGGAAAGTAGCGTCAGACAACTCTCCGTTTTTATTGTACTCTTCCGAATAAGTAGCCAAAGCCTCCGGACTCATCTCACTGTAGTATTCTTCCTCATCAGATTCTTCCCCTCCAGATTCAGGTGTGGGTGGGGCATTATCTTTAGGAGTTCCTTGAGACATTTTTGCCTGCAATTCCTGATAAGCCTTAGCCATTTCTTCAGGCGATTGGAACTTATCAGGGAGCCACTCAGGTCTTACTGTATCTCCCGGTACAGGCTCGGGCTGCATAGCCTGATCTGTACCTTCGTACTCAAAGTTGTTAACATTCGCCATATCCTCAGGGGACATGGGGTTTGTTTCGTCTTTACGGATTTCAATCTTGTCCATTAATCATTCCCTGTTGTTGAACTGCTATATCTTTATTTTGCATGGTCTGCTGGTTAATAGCATCAATCGCCTGCGGACCCATCTGTTGTGCCATCATCATCATTTGTTGTTGCTGCTGTTCTTGAGCAATTTGCTGCTCAGATTTAATCAGCCCATCACTATCAATACCCAACGCAGCAGCACGTCGGTCAAAATATTCACGGAAATTAAGGTATTGACCCAGTGTTTCGGGGCCGAGAGTTTGTGCGATACCCGCAAGGTATACGTCAAGTCGGTTCAAATCGTTTCCACGACCCAAAGCCTCAATCCCAGTCACGATTGCGGGAACAACCAGATCCTTAGGAATCTTAGGCAGCCGACCCGTGGATGTCATCCGATCCATGATACGGGTAACCAAGGGCAACTGGGCTTCTTGACTCAGTAGAGAGTAAACTCCTCCCAACTGACGTTCAATGGACTGAGTAACCAGTCTTACTTCTTCAGCCGTGACGCGATCCGCATTCCGTATAGTTGATTCAGTGAGGAGAAACGCATACGATAGCCGCTCTTGAATAATCTGCATGGTCTGCAATGCGACAGAGAAATCCGCCTGCTTAGCCACTTGTAGTACTGAGACATCACCGGCGTTTCCTTCCCTAATTGCCCCGTTGGGAGACTGGGCAAGTGTGCGTGAGCGTGTGGTTCCGTTCGGGTTTACTAGGAATAGAACCTTGGCCGCAGCCGCAGAGCCTTCCACAATAGCCTGTGATAGTGACTCAAGGGATTTAAGATCGCCGATATATTGCTCGACGTAGCCCCTGCCCCAGTCTTCCCCGTCTACATGGATCATACGGAGGGGGATGAAAGGGGACTTTCCTTTTTCGTAGATACTAGATGTACCGGGAATCTCAGCCCCACCGGTTTCCTGATAGACTTGAGTGGTACCATCAGGTAGCGGATGTACACAGGTGTAGATATCCACAGTCTTATCATGGGCCGCCATCGAGTTGACGGCAGCCTCCCTGATTACCTCAGGCAGAGCGTCAGGTGACACGGATTCCTTAACGATAATCTTACGGACGTTCCCCATCGGATCACGTGAGATTACATATCGGTCCATGTAAATGGCTTTGACCGGGCCTTCATCAGGAACATGAAGGAGTACATTACCTGCTACAATCAAGTGCTTGAGAGCGGAGAAGAAGGTAGTGCGGACGTTGTTTGTCTCTACCTCCCGCATAATTGACCGCTCAATCGAGGCCATACTGTGATCAATCTCGTTTTTAATCTGGGGATCGATCTGCTCCAACTCCATCTTAGCCTCTTCATCCAGTACCAGACGGAAGAAGGGGGCGTTAGGAGGTAGAAGAGAGAGTAGAAGGGCACTAGCCAAATTATTCACCCCACGTGCACCAACGGATTGGAAAGGCGTGGGAAATTTACTAGAGTGGTTTGATCCTTCATCAGGAATCAGAGTAGGAATAGTGAGCCTACTAGCATCTCTAGCCCGTTCCAGATAGGAATCTCTACAGGAGCACATCTGAGTATACAGATTTTGTGCAGTTGAAGCAAGCATTTAAGACCCCTTAACCGGGCAGGTTAGTTCCGTAAGTGGATGTACCCGCTGATGTGCTGGGCCGCGAAAGTCCACCTGTATTAGTACCACCAGTATTCAAGGAAGGACGGCGGCGAATTCTAAGAGACCCTCGACCTTTACGTTGTCTACGGGTACGCTGACTTCCTGTATCTTTAGCGAAATCTGGGGTTGTTTGTTGTGGTGTATTGGCTAACATGTCTGACATAGTTGTCGAGGATGGAGGAACTGCAAGCGCAGGGGTATTCAAAGAATTAATTTCATCCTGAAGTGCTTGGTTCTGACCCATCAGCATGTTCATCATGGCTGAGTTGTCGGGGGGAGGGGCAACTGGGGCTGCCGGGGGAATTACTATTGGGGGAGGGGAACTACACATTCTTATTTCTCCGGGGGGAATAGTGTTTCGTTTTGCCGCTGGTACATTTCCAACAAGAAGTTGACTACGGCTCGTTGACCGGCGTGAAACCATATCATCCGGTCGGTATCATCTAGTAGGGGGCAGGTGTCCGGGAACCTATTATCCAACTCAAACACCAAACTCTCTGGAACTATAGGAAATCTAGAGTTATCCATTAGAGTTCTCCTTAAAGTCATCACCTCGGTTTTTAGGCTGCAAATGAGGCTCGATGAATTTTGTGTAGTCAGCCTTTGTAAAGTAAACCTTCAAGAGTTCCAAGGTATCTGGGTCATTAATGAAGGCATTGAACAACTTATTAAGTCCGCGAGTTCCGATTTGCCTAGCATTCGCTTCCGTCAGATGTTGTCCTGTAATCCCGTAGAATTTTTTGACCACCTCCGGCCAAGACCGAAGACCCATCGGAACTTCCATCGTTGTTCGTCTCATATTTGCTGGCATTTATTTCCCTTTCTTTTTTACTGGACACATAGCCATAGAATAGGATTACGTAGTTGATAATATCTAGGATAGTATCTTCAAGAGACTCGTCTCGCACCTTCAAGATGCCTCCTTCACAGAAGGTAGAAAGCCTAGACAGTTTATCCGTCAGTCGTACTCCAAAACCCTGCTCCGTACTGCTAAATCCCATCTCCTCACACCGAGTGAAGTTGGCAAAGGGCATCGTTCGGTTGGCTCCACCCGCGTAGTCGTGATTCTTACGCTTCATCAACTCAAAGGCTTTGCCTGTTATCTCATCATGGAGATTGAGTAGTTCATCCCTGTTCATTTCTAGTCTCCTTAGGTTTCCAAAGGTTAACTTCCCCGCCTACTTCTGGATTGGCTGCCGTATCATACTCTCCGTACCTCAAGATTCTAGCAACCCTAGCCTGAACCAATGCATCTTCCTCCGTCAACCCCTTACTCTCGTAAGTTTCGACCACAGCATCCCAAGTAGGATTCTTATCTAGGATTTTATCAGCGGTCTTAGGTCCAACTCCCGGACACCCATCATATCCATCTACTCTATCTCCCATAAGAGTTTGATAAAGATGGTTACGGTCTGCCTCTTCTTCCCCCACTCGCTCAATTCCTAGGCTAGGCTTGTTAGGATTGTAATGCAAGCCGGGGATTGTCCTTAGATCCTTATCTATAGTAACAATCACAAACTCTTCAGTCTTACCCCGCTTACGTGAGGTAGGATTATATCCCCCAGCAAGTAATCCAAGGACATCATCTCCTTCTAGGTTATCAAACCAGCACGTTTTATAGGTGTTTTTAAGGTAATCCTTAAGGGGAACAAAGACGATAGGTTTTCGTACCCCCTTACGGGCTTCCTTATACGTGGGGAGAACATACTTTCTCCAATTATTAGAGCCGGAAACAGTAAAGATTGTATTGTCCGCTTCAAGTTTTTTAATAATACGTCTGATCCAACTGTCGAGCATCTGCTTAGCAGCCCGTGCGTCGGAGGCCAACGACCACAAATCGTCTCCCCAATCATAAACCTCTTCAACCGCAGTAGCACATTGGTAAAGGACTACATCACCGTCAATTAATAGAGTTCTCTTCATCGTCTGGTCCTCCTATTCCATTAAGGATAGCCTGCCGGGCTACTTCAAGCAAGCCCAAGTTTCCGTGCAGCGAACCTCCGAAACAAACAGTTACATCATCAAACGATGTACTCCTATGTTGAGCCGCCATGAGTACCATATCATCATGTCTATTGGTTAGTTCTTGAATGAGTGCTGTAGTAGGTACCAACACCAAAGACTCATCCGGATCTTGCATAGTCATCGTAATCAATCCTCTTAAGAAACTTTAGTTGTCGGACACAATACTCACGGGTGGCTGAGGCTTTAGGATACTCCAGCATGGTTAAGAAGATCTCAGCCTGTGATTTCTTCTCCTTAAGATACGGTAGCATATCTCTCGCTGCCGTCCTTGCTGTCTCCCCATATGATACCCACCTATACTGTGACCGCGTTACCTTATCCTTCTTTTTCTTTAATATAATCTTACCTCCCCACGTATCCCTGAAGAGTTCCAAAGGGTGAGGACATGTGTTGTCTACCTGAATAGCGTCAGGAAGTACACACCCCTCGCCATCAAAGAACCCAGCCATATAGGCGAGATCAGTGGGTTTCAGCCCAGTTGTTTCCAATTTTATACTCCCCATCTAGTGGACAACGAAGATTAAAGAAGTCGCCTGCTCGTTGGATGGAAGTCAAGGTGATCTTCCCGACCATTTCTGCGTCCTCTGGATTACACTCGAACTGGATCTCATCGTGGATGTGGGCTACCTGCTTGAAGTCAATACCAGCCGCAGATAGATGTCGATCCATATAGACTGTAGCCTGTTTGACAATCACAGCACCGGCAGATTGAAGCAGTGTATTCAACGCTGCATGAGCCGAGCGGATCGGCAAACGCCTGCCATCAAGGCCTATCAGGTATCCCCGATTTTCCACAGCCATGTCCACCCCATAACGCAATCTCCTAAGGGCCGACAGGTTACGAAGGAATGTATCCTTAAGTTTCCGCCCCCTACTCCGTCCTCCTCCCACAACCTCCCCAAGGCGAGCGTCTCCCGCACCATAAAGAAAGGCATATATAAATTCTTTCGCCTTATTTCTACTAGGTAGGCCCGCTAATTCTTGGTTATGACTATGGATATCCCCATCAAGTATAACCTTAACGTACTCACCTTCATCATACTTAGCAAGGTAGTGGGCAAGACACCGTAGTTCAAGACCGCTGACATCCACTCCCACCATAACTTTACCATCTGAAGGTGCGAACAACGCTCTACAATCCTTGCCCCAAGGGGCGTAGATGCTCGGCACCTGTGCCAAGTTAGGACTGGAGTGAGTACAACGGCCTGTGACAGCCCCATTAGTATTCACTCTTCCATAGATCCTACCATCCTTAACCAACTTCAGCCATGACTCCTTCCCGTCTCCCAGTTGGCCTATACGTTTCGTCAACATGAGATACTCACAAAGAGGCTCAGCCTCCTTATACGGGAGACTACGGAGTATAGTCTCATCCACCTTGGGTCGGCCATCATTGGTGAACTCAGTAGGCTTCCACCCATACTTCTCAATGAAAGCGTTAGCAATCATGATACGAGAACCGGGGTTGAAGGGAATAGACTTAACCCTAAAGGGGCCGGGCTTGAGTAGAGTGCCACTATGGCCTGCCTCTACTGCGGCCTTCTTAGTCTTAAACTTCTTATTATTATCAGTAACCCAATAAGCCCGAGTCTTCATTGGTTCTTCCTTAGGAGGAAAGATTTCCTGAAGTTCCTCTTCAATACGCATGAGGGCAGACTTAAGGGTCTGGTATAGTTTCATCCCCTCTACCTCATTAAAGGGGATACCATTACGGCACTGCTTCTGAATCACTTCCGCAAAGGAATGCTCCAGATGAACCGCTTCCGTGGATAGGGCGGCCTGCATCTCAGGCTGTTGATATAACTTAGCGGTAACTTGGACATCCTGAGCACAGTAGTCATCCATTTCTGGAGACCATGATTCCCAGTCAGTATCCTCTACCCCAAACTCAGACTTAAGGTCCCCCAATCGTACACCCCAAGCCCGTAGGCTATGAGATCCTTTAAGTCTTCCGGGAAAGTCATCGATGAGTAAATCATCCACCCTCCGATCCGGCCACACTAATCGAGACAGGACTAGGGTATCGATAACTCTTGCCCCTGTCATCCAATCCGGATATAACTTCATAATCGCAGGGATATCAAAGCCTAGAATATTGTGACCCACAATGACATCAGCATGTGTGAGTCGTTCCAAGCCTTCTTCAATATTACCTTTATCACTATTGAAAACCATAACATTATCGTGCCGAATATCACGGATACACAAGCAGTGGATAACTGCGAGTTCATCTAATGATACGAAGTCCGTAATGCCATTAGTTTCAATATCGAATACAAGAACTTCCATACCTATTCTCCTTGTGTGGAGGTCAATCTTCGGTGGGAACTTCGACAACATCAGGCGGCGACCATTCATGCAACCGTCCTGTCTCCTTATCATACTCCAGTTGACATGCCAAACCAGTGTCACCAGAGTATCGATTCTTAAGTACTCGAAGGGTCAGGATGTTCGCATTCATATCATCCTGTTGGTTACGCTCCATCCCAATCACGCCATCAGACAGTTGTGCAATAGCGTGGCTGCCTCTTAGTTGACTAAGGGATGTCTGTGCACCCTCTTCATGTCCGGCCCCACTGGGTCGGCGAAGGTGGGACACAAGGATCAGGCTGATGCCTGTCTCCTCCACAAGGCTGCGGAGTCTCGTCATAGTATTATCAATCATTCGACGTTCGTCCCCATCACCCAGACCACTAACTACAATACTCAAGTGATCAAGGATAACATGGGTACAGCCCATAGACTTGTTCATATACCGGATCTGATTAATAAGATTACTAGGATCTTGAGATCCAAAGTGATCATAAAGAACCATACGCCCTGATCCAGCCGAATGTTCAAAGGCTTCCCTCTTCTGCTCCTCCGTCACCTCATACTTCTCCCAAAGATGAGGGGGACGATTGAGATAGATAGCCATAACACCTTCGGCAGATCGCTTACAACTTTCCTCCAAAGCGATATAGCCTACCTTGTATCCGGCCATCATAAGATAAGAAGCCAACTCTCTACACACAGATGACTTGCCAATCCCAGTTCCAGAAGTAAGGGTGAGCAATTCACCTTGACGGATGCCATGCATCTTATCATTGAGGCCGCTCCAAGGGTAATCAACTGAAGGGATCTTATCCTCAGCCATAAGGATATCCCAAAGATCCTCACCTGCAACTACTCCATCAGGACGAAAGACCTTAGCACCCCAGATAGCATTGATTACTTCCTCTCCCTTACCAGTAGTCAGACATTCATTAGCGTCCTTACCGGGAAGGTTTGTTACAATCTTGGCTTTACCGGGGGAGAGCAGCATCGCACATTCATTGGCTGCCTTACGTCCCGCAGTATCCTGATCAAAGCACAGGACAACGGAGTCGAACTTCTCCAGCCAATCGAGATGCTTCCCGATTGATTTAGAAGCACCCGCCGCTCCATTAGGGAGGGATACTACAGGCCACTTGTTCCCGAACAACTGACTAACACTGAGGGCATCCAGTTCTCCCTCAGTAATTGTCACCATCTTACCTCCATCTCTCCAGAGATGAGATCCCCAAAGGCCTGCTGACTTGGCGTTGCCAACCCAACGAAAGTCTTTATTAGGGAACCTAAGTTTCTGAGCAATAAGTTTACCTTGCTCATCCTTGTAATTAGCCACCTGAACCGGCGTACCATTGTACTCGCCGACACCATAGTTCCACTTGGAACATGTGTCATTAGTAATGGCACGTTTATTCAGCGGCATAAACTCAGTCTGCACAAAGTTTGCCATAGGAATAGTCTCCTCTGTTTGAACAACTTCTTTATCACCACTCTCATGATAGTTACAGCCAAAGCAAAAGCCGTGTCCATCTGAATAGCGGGCAAGATTATCCTTGGACCCGCAAGATGGACACGACTCATGTCTTACGAACTGAGAGTTCTCATTAGAGTCAAACGATGGGGGAGTGGAGTCGGTATCTCGCATAAGGTTTACCTTCCGTAGTCTTGAGCATCGTAGTGGTAATCACGTGACCGTCCCGTCGCAACTCAAGAATGCGAGGTGCCAGCCTCATGATACCATAACAGCCCAAGGCTTCCTGTGGGCTGATAGTTCTGTACTGTTCAAGATGTTGATACACTTTACGACGGGCACTCAGTCCCTTCGATACTACTGTCGTTTCCCATAGGGTCATCTGATTGGACATCGCTAGTCTCCTTGTTCTTTGAATAGATGTCAATGAATTGTTGGGTATCCTCGATACGAAACATAACTAACCACGATCCGTACTGGTCCTCCCTCATGAGGACTACGGGGACTTCCTTATCCCCGCAGTCCTCTTCCGCTTGCTTCATGAAGTGAGTAGCACCTATCTTCTTCCGTCGCTTCACTTCAACATGAAGCCCATCCCCAGCACCCAGTAGATCAGCAGTGAATGCTCCACCTGCTTGAGCCGAGCGTATACATTCCGGAGCATGCCACCATTTCCGGACATAATCCCTCGCCTCAAGTTCACCGCGTTTACCTTTTTGTCTAGAGTTCAAAAGTCTGCATCCGATGTATCTTCAAACATATCATCATCATCAGTTGAGGTAGTAACCTTAGTTTCAATCGCTTCACCCTCAGCCTCGAAGCCGAAGTCAGAAGCACTACTGCCACCGCCCCACTCAACCAACTCAATAATCTGAACACCCCGAATACGCAGTGAGATGCCAGCCCCGATAGCCGCTGAGTACCAGCCGTCAACCATATGATTGACCTTCATCTTAGTACCGCCACCGATATTAGGGAGG